GGCCAAGTATTTCTACATTATAATCATGTAAATGGCCCATTTGCTGAAAAAAACAAATTTGATGGAAGACCTATGTTAGGTCTACCAGCGTTTGTAAAATAGTATTATAATGGAGTCGTATGCTACAAAAAATAGGTTTTTTACCAGGTTTCAACAAACAGATTACAGAAACCACAGCTGAAGGGCAATGGGTTGATGGTGACAACGTAAGGTTTCGTTATGGCACACCAGAAAAAATAGGTGGCTGGTCTCAATTAGGAGAAAATAAAATAACAGGTGCTGCAAGGGCACTATTTCATTTAGTAAATAAAGCTGGAACTAAATACGCTATCATAGGAACAAACAGAATATTATATGCATACTCAGGTGGTGTGTTTTATGACATACACCCTATTAAAACTACAACAACACTTACAAATGCTTTTACTACAACTAACGGATCACCGACTGTTACAATAACTTTTAGTGGTGCTCATGGTATTGGAGAAAAAGATATTATTTTATTAGACAATTTTTCCAGCATAACTAATTCTAATTACAGTGCATCTGATTTTGATGATAATAAATTTATGGTAACAAGTGTGCCATCATCAACAACACTCACAATTACAATGTCTTCAAACGAAGGTGGTTCTGGTGCAACAACCTCTGGTGGTATTAGAGTAAGACACTATTATCCTGTTGGACCTGCAGAACAATTACCTGGATTAGGATGGGGACTTGGTCAATGGAGTGGTACAGTATCAGGAGAAGCAACAACAACTTTGTCTGGTGGTATTACAGACACAGCTACAACCGGAATTACTTTAACAGATGCATCACAATTTCCAACTACGGGTACAAATTTTATTCAAATAGGAACAGAAGAAATATCTTATACAGGTATAACATCCGGTGTTTTATCTGGGGTAACTAGAGGTGTAAGAAACACAACAGCTGCTGCTCACAATGGTGGTGACACAGTTACAAATTCTTCTGACTATGTTGCATGGGGACAAGCCGCATCAGGTGACGTAGTAATAGATCCAGGTATGTGGAGCATTGATGGTTTTGGAAGTAAAGTAATTGCATTAATACATAACGCACAAGTTTTTGAATGGGATTCAGATGCAACAAATGCAACTAACAATAGAGCAACAATTATATCTGGTGCACCAACAGCATCTAGAGATATGTTAGTATCTACACCTGATCGTCACTTAGTTTTCTTTGGAACAGAAACAACTATTGGAGATACCTCAACACAAGATGAAATGTTTATAAGATTCTCAGATCAAGAAGATATAAATACATACACACCAACAGCAACCAACACAGCAGGTACACAAAGACTTTCTGATGGATCTAAAATTGTAGGAGCTGTTAGAGGTAGAGATGCAATATACATATGGTCAGACACGTCGTTGTTTACTATGCGTTTTGTAGGTGCTCCGTTTACTTTTGGTTTTGCACAAGTTGGTACTAACTGTGGATTGATAGGACAGAACGCTGCATTAGAAGTTGATGGCACAGCGTACTGGATGTCTGAAAATGGTTTCTTTAAATATGCTGGTAATTTAGAAACTATGTTATGTTTAGTAGAAGATTTTGTTTATGATGATTTAAATACAACTGCAAGACAACTAATAAATGTTGGATTAAATAATTTGTTTGGGGAGATAACTTGGTTCTATTGTACAGAAGGTTCTACTATTGTTAATAGATGTGTGACTTATAATTATCAAGATTCTAGAGCTCAAAGACCGGTATGGACAACAGGGACATTGGCACGGGGAACATGGAAAGACTCAGCTGTGTTTGGTTTACCACACGCAACAGAATATGATGCAAGCAGTAATAATTCTTATGACGTTGTTGGAAATACAGACGGGTGCACAATATATTACGAACATGAAAAAGGAACTGATCAAGTTGCAGGTGGATCTGTAACAGCAATAACTTCAAATATAGTGTCGGGAGATTTTGATATTACACAAAGAGTTTTAAGAGGAGCCACTACAAGTATACCAGATATTAGGGGAGATGGTGAGTTTATAATGAAGATAAGAAGATTTATACCAGACTTTATATCTCAAACAGGCAATACACAAGTTACATTACAATTAAGAGATTTTCCAAATGACACTAAAACTAGTTCATCACTTGGACCATTTACAGTAACATCATCTACACAAAAAGTAGACACACGTGCAAGGGCTAGACAAATAGCCTTAAAAGTAGCAAACACAGCTGTTTCCCAAAGTTGGAAACTAGGTACGTTTAGATTAGATATACAACCGGACGGTAGAAGATAATGCCATTAAATAAAAAAGGTAAAAAAATAATGAAATCTATGAAAAAACAATATGGTGCAAAACGTGGTGAACAAGTGTTTTATGCAACATTAAATAAGAAAAAAATTAAAGGTGTTAAGAAAAAATAATGGCAAAGATAGTACAAATATTAACTAGACCTAGTGATGAATACTCTAAACAAGTAGCAGATTCACAAGTTAGAGATTTAGATGCTGTAATACAAAAATTAAATACAACATACCAACAAGAATTAAAGGATGAAGTAGAGGCTCAAAACTTCTTTTTAAATTAATGGCTAATAGTTTTAAAAATAAAAAAGTAGATTTAACAACAACTGATCTTACTACATTATACACTGTGCCAACTGCAACAACCACAGTCGTTAAATCATTGTTAGTAACTGAAGATGCTGGATCAGGGTCTACAATAACTATAACATTAGTAAATTCTAGTGGTGCTATATTTAATTTATTTAAGGATAAAGCCATAGCATCTAAAGCATCTACAGAACTTTTATCTCAACCTCTTGTAATGGAAGAAAGTGAGATATTAAAAGTACAGGCTGCTGACGCGAACGAGCTGCACGTCATAGCTTCTATACTAGAAATACAGCCAAGAGAGGTAACAACATAATGAAAGTAATAAAACCAGAAAAGATTATAGAAACTATTAGTAATTTAAAGACAGGTGAAGTATACAAGAATGATGAGGAATGGAAAGCTAAAGGTATTCCTCAAGAAGATATTAGAAAAGACGTTAGGGTAATAATGCCAAGCCTTGACTTATTTGGAGAAACTAAATGATATTAGATCCAACAGATCAAAATATAAGAGACCAGGGGTTTAACTTTGTACCTTTTGACAAATACTTAGCAACTCCTTTTCAAGCATCTAATATATCTTTTGATGCTAATACTGGTGCAGGAATAACTAATGTATTTCAACCAAGATCTGTGACTAGAGACGGCCCACAGTCTTTTACTAATGAAGGCGTAGCAGGGTTAATAGATAATTTTACCACAACCACAAGAAACAAATATTTTGATAGACAAGCAACTCCATTAGTAGATGATTTACGTCAAAGTAAACTTGATAGAACTTTTATGGGTTTTCCAAGTTTTAGAGAACAACAATTAACTGGTCCTGATCTAGGTGAGTATGTTGGGACTGATACGGATGTTCCTTTAGAATTAACCACGGCTGGTAGAATACAGGGTGGTTTGGGAAGTTTTAGAGATGCTTTTGGTAATGTTGTAAATAGAGCAGCTGCTTTTGGTCCTATTAGTTTTGTAGCTAGATCTTTAGATAAATTTAGTTCATTACCAGAAACAGATCAAGCATTTATAAATATGAACCTGGGTTATACTGGTCCAACAGTATTTGGTGAAAATACATCAGGATTACCTAAAGATCCATACGGAATAAATACAAGATCTATGTTTGGTAATTATGCCGAATATGTTAGAGATAAAGTAGATGAGTATAGTGATATAACTGATGAAGATTATGAACAATTATCTAAATTTCAAAAACAAAAAGTAGATTTTTATAGAGCTCAACGACAAAAATTAGCACAAATAGAAAAACAAAAACAACAACAAGCAGAAAAAAATAGAGCAGAAACTAAGGCTCTACAAGACAGAATTAATCGAGGAGATTTTGACTCAACATCAAGCAGACCTGACAGAGATTTAGATAGTGTTACAGAGGCCTCTGCTGCTGCATCACCGGGTGTGGGGGGAGGAGGATATACAGAATCAGACTCTGCTCGAGACGCTGCTAGAGGTAGATATATGGTGGGAGGACTGGCAGATCTAGTCGATATATATGATTGATTATAATAAAAAAAGGCGATAAAAAGGATAAACTATGGCAATTTCAAGGATGAATATGGAAAGACAAATGCGTAACATGGGTGGAATCATGGAGCTCGAAGAGCCAAGGCAAGGTTATTTTTTAGGTAAGATTGTAAGAAAAGCTAAAAAAGCTGTAAAGAAAGTTGTTAAGTCACCTATAGGTAAGGCTGCAATATTAGCTGGGCTTGGAGCTTACGCAGGAGGACTTGGTCCTTTTGCTAATTTAAAAGGAGCTGGTTTTTTAAAAGGAGCTGGTGGTAATTTACTTACAGGATTAAAAAGTGGAGAAGGTTTTTTAGGTCAACTTGGAAATGTATTTAGAGTTGGTGGTGACAAAGCAAATCCATTTAGCGCATTACGTTTAATAGGTGGTGGACTTACTGGAGCTGCAATTGCTGCACCATTCTTAATGGGTGGTGATGAAGAAGTTATTGACGAAGGCGTAGATGTTACAGGTATACAGCCAATGGTAGCAAACATCAGACAACAAGCTAGAGATTATTATCAAGACCCTACAAAATCTGCACTATATTTTATGCCTCCTAAATCAGCTGTAAGAAGTTCTTTCTACGCTGCTGGTGGTGGATTAGCTGACATACCAAGAGAAGGGTACGCAGAAGGTGGTATTATGGACCTAGGTGGTATGGAAAAAGATTATAGAGAAGGTGGCTTTGTACCGATAGGGGCTGAGGAAAGAGCGGACGATGTGCCAGCTAGACTTAGCAAGAATGAATTTGTATTTACAGCAGACGCTGTAAGAAATGCAGGCGGAGGCGATATAGATAAAGGCGCTGAAGTTATGCAAAATATGATGGACAACTTAGAAGCAGGTGGTATGATATCTGAAGAGTCTCAGGG